CCGGGGTACATCTTGACGCCTTGGCGTTTGCTCTCCGCCTCTCGGGTATACATTAGGCCAATAGCTCCTTGGAGCGCGTGGAGCATGTCGCGCTCTGTATCGGCGTAAAAAAGACAGTGTGGCGTCTGGCGGTAGGCGTCAAGCTCAACGCCTTTAGCGTCCAAAAAGATAAGCTCCTTATCGCCTGGGGCGCTGTGCAGGGCGGTACAAATTAGCGCATTTAATACCGTACTTTTTCCTGATCCGGTTGCGCCTGCAAGTAGTAAATGGGTCTGGTTGAGCATGTCGCGGTATAGGGTGTAAATGGGTCCGCCGGGTAACTTGTAGTAATATGGCACGGTGTCGGGTCCTCCTCTCGTAAAATGGCGGGGATTGCTCCCCGCCTGGCGTCAAATACTATCAATCTTGCGCATGGTGTCGATGATTGCCGCCTTTATAGCGTCCGCGGACATGTGTCGGTTGATGTAGCAGATTGTCACAATATCGGGGCTGTTGTAGCGTGTCCAGTCTTCGAGGCTGGCATGTTCGGTGGTAATAACTTCGCCGGTGGCGCGGTTATAACTGATTTGGGTGTTGATGCTTGTGCCTTTGGGCGCGTCAAATGTTGCCCGGCTGGCGGCGTCGGCTCCAATAATGTTGTATGCCATGGTTAATCCTCCTTTTTTATCCATTCTATCACAAAATTCCGTGACGAAATTTTACAAAATTGTGAATTGTGGCGGGCTGGTGGTGGCTATGTTCCTTCTTTCAGCCAATTTTTGGCGGTCCTGATGGCGGTTTGCAGGTCGTAGGCCTTATTACTGCCTTCGTTGGTGTCGCCTAAAATGATGAAATACTCGTGCCCGTTGGCGGTCCGGCGTTCGATGGTTACGCGGTTGCAGGGCCTATAATGCGGGGTGGATTCGTCCAGCATGTGCGGGGCGTGGCTGTATGAGTTGCAATCCATGGTTACATCTCCTTCCATTTGCCGCTGGTGAATATTTCGATGGCTTCCGCTCGGCTGGCGGCGTGGATCGTGGTTTGATAGAGGTCTTCAATTAAAACCCGGCATGAAACATACTCGGGAAATTCGTAGTCAAGGATCAGCGCGGCGAATGCGCGGGCGGCGATACACTCGTTTTTCTCTCTCAACATTTTAGATTGCCTCCTCTTCTTCTCGGTCGGGGGTGTCGTTGATGTCGTATATTAAGCCTCTGATGGCCTTACGGATGTTCCATAATGTGCGGTCGGTGTCATGGTAGGTTGTCACCCATCCGGGAATAACTTCAATCAGGCAGGCAGAGTTTACCAGCTCTTTCAGCATGTCGCCCAGGTTGGCGGCGTCGGTCAATGCCTGCTGGCGTTCCTCCATGTCCCAGTATTCGCCGGGCAGGTCGTTGGAGATGTACACTGAAAAGCCTTCATAATATCCGGGTTCAATGGTGACGGTGAAAAAATCGAAGCTGTAACGGCTGATAATGTCGGCGGCGGTCTGCTGGTCGTCCTCGGTATAGTCGGCGATGGTCTGGTAAATGATGCTGTTAAGGTTGTCACCATATAGTCTTGACTGTCGGCGGGCGTCCTCCATAAAATCGGGGTCGAGTTCAAAGTCTTGCGGCTCGTAGGGTCTCAAGCCCAGGGTTATAATGTCGCTGGTCTTATAATTCACGGTTCCCATTATTTTGTGCTCCTTCCGTGGGTCGGTGTGCTGCTGGTTCTGCCTGTCGGCATTGTCGCGGGTCCGGGCTTGCGTCCGGGCCCTGGTCAACGCTGACGGGTTTACGCTTCGGCGGCTCTCGTGATTTCCGCGCTCATAGCTTCGATATAGTCAACGGCTCTTTTTGCCCTGATCGCCTCCGTGGCGGCTCTGGTATATTCTTCGCTGTACTTGTGGCGGGTGACGGTCTGAAAAATGGCCTTGTTCATCTCGGCGGCGCTGATCCTTCCGCGCTCAAACTGGCGGAGGATCATATAAAATGTCTGGGCGGCTTCGTGGGCCTTCTCGGTGTTCCTGTTCATGTTCTCGGCCTCCTTCATTTGTCGATGATGTAGCGGGATCTTTTGCGGGTGCTCATGCGCTCCCATTTCGCAAGCGGGATATATTCCCACCGTTCGCGGCGGGGGTCCCACACCTGCAAACACACTTTACCATCTTGTACGCAATACACCTTTTACACCTCCTCCTCGTCCTCGTCCTCGTCCTCGGTCATGTGCCCGTCGATGATGTCGGTGATGTCGTCAAAGCGGTTGTTATTGTCGATGTCGTCAAGGTCGGCGGCGATGGCGTCCCAGGTGTCGGCGCTGATGGTCTCGGTGTCGTAGGTCGTGCGGAGGTAGTGGGCGGCATATGCGCGGATCGCGTCGTCAAGGTGGTTGTATATGTCGCGCTCGATGGTCATATACTCGGCGGCTTGTCCGTGCTCGTAGAGGTTATACGGGTGGCGGCTGTCTACGGTGTACAGTCCCTCCTCGACGACTTCCGCCAGGGCTTCGGGGTTGCTGCTGATAAAATGCAGGATGTCGCTATAATAGATGCTGGTGTGGTTGTCGGCGATCTCGGCGATGGCGTCGCAGATGTACACGCTCCCACTATAGTCCAGCATGTCCTCGGCATATTCGCCTTTGATGGGCTTGATGATGTCGGTGAGGGTGACGGTGGCGATGATGGCGGCGGCGGTGATGGTGGTGTTATTCATGGTGTTACCTTCCTTTCTTGTGCGTTCTCTGGCGCTCTGTGCGGCCTTGTGACGGCCTTATGTGTGTTGGGTGGTCTGTTGGTCGTGGCGGCTCTCTCCGCCTGTCTGCGGGGCGCTCTGGCTCTCTGTCGGTGTGCCGGGGCTGTCTCACTGCCTCGCTGCTTGGGGCTTCTACGCGGCCATAATTGCGGCGGTGATGGTCTCGGGGTCCGTGGTGATCTCGGCGGGGTGGTTGTGCTCCATGGCCATAAAAACGGGGGCGGCGTCGGTGTCCAGCGTTAGCAGGGTGACGGCCTCGGCGCTGTCGTGGATCGTCTGGGCGCTGTATGCCTGGGTGTAACAGGTCAGCTCCTGCCGGGCGTCGGGCGTAGTGCCTTTCTGGATTGTGACTAATAACATGGGGTCCGCCTCCGTTCGTGGGTGTGGGTGGATGTTTTATGCGGTGGTTGTCGTTCTCGGCGTGATGTCCTCGGCGATGTCCCAATATATCGCGTTTATGATGTCGGTGAGGGCGGCGCGAATTTTGCGCGGCGTGTCGATGTCCTCCGGGTCAATTTCGATGAAATGGCGGTTGACTGCGTCCTGCGCGGCGCGGATCGTGTCGGGGTTGGGGTCCGTGGTGATGTCGTCGCGGATCGCCTTCAGGTTGTCCAGCTCGGCGGCGTCCGTGGGGGCGGTGGTCTGCTCTTCGCTCTCGGTCTCCTCGGAGGTCTCCGGGGCTTCTGCGGTGGCCTGGGCGTTGCTGGCGGTGATGGCTTCGCGGGTGGCGGCGGCTTCGCGGCGGAGCTTGGCGGCCTCGGTGCGCTGGGCCTCAATCCACCATTGGGCGGCATATCCGCGGGCTTCTGCTTCGTCGGCCTCGGCTTCGATCTTCGCGGCGCGGGCTTCTTGCGCTTCGGCCTTCTTGGCGCGGTTGGCTATGGTGTGGGCGATGGTCTCGGCGGTGTTCGCTTCGCGGTCCTCGTCGGCGACGTCGATCTGTACGGTGTAGTAATAGCCGAATCCGGTCTTATCGTCGTCAAACTGAAACTCAATGATTTCATTGTAGGTGGTGCCGTCAAAGTTCCGAATGTAGGTATGCTTGTTGTAGGGCTTGTCGGTTCCGGTCTCGGCGTTGCAGGGCTTCTCGCTCGGCAGGGCGTTCATATAGCCAAAGCTCCATCCCTCGCGGGTAAAGTCGGCGCTGCTCATGTCAAAGCTGATTCCCTTCCGCTTGGTCTGCTGCCGTACATAGGCGAGGAATTGCGCAGGGGTGACGTTGTGGCGCATGATCTCAAGTTCAAAGGCCTTGGTAGTTTTCATAGTGTGCTCCCTTCTGCCCTGCGGGCTGTCGGCGGGGGTGGTTGTCTGTTTACAGTTACTATTATACTCAATCTGTAATTATTGTCAATGGGTTTATACAAATTTTCAAGATAAATTGTAAATTTAATAATTGCGCTCTATGTTATAGATTTTTGTTATATATTGTTTCGCTGCCCTTGTCGCGTCCCTGGTGGCGCTGTGGGCGCGTCTGCTGTCCTTCCCTGCATTCGGGCGGCGTGGCGTTCGTGGGTCTGCTGTGGGCGCTCCTCGGCGGCGTGGGCGGTGTCCAGTGTCGGCGGCGCTGATCCGGGTGTTGCTGGCGGTCTGGAGGATGTGCGCGGCGGTGGATCGTGTCCGGGCTGATGCTGTGCAGGTGGGCGGTGCGCTGATCCGGGCGCTGTGCCTGGTTTGATGGTGTAGGCGGTGGCCTTCCTGCGTCCGCTGTGCGGGGGCTGTAGGTGTCCAGCGTCGGCGGTTGGTCCACCTGTCCAGCGTCGGCAGGTGGGCGGCGCTGTGCGGCCCTGCGTGGCCTGTGGCGGCGTCCTTGCGTGGGCTGGTTGTGGGCTGTTCGCTGATCGTGGGCGGCTCCTGGTGGCTCCTGCGGCGTCTGGTAGCGTGTTGATCGTGGTGATATATATAGTAGGGTTTCGCGCTGTCCGTGGGCTGTTCGGCGTGCTGCTCCGGGTGTGTAGCTCGGGATTGGTGGCAAGTGTGGCAAATATTCGGCCCTCTGGGGGATATTGTGTTAATTCCAGCGTCCGGGGTTGATGCCGAATCCACTCCGAAACTCTAAAGACCCTTCTCTTTTAACCTTTCCGTAATAAATCTTAAAACCACAAAACCGAACCCAAATACTAAAACTCCACTCTGAAAAATTCCGCGAAATATAAAAAGGCTATATAAAGTTATTTGCATATAAGAAATTCCTATAGCTGTTCTTACAGTTACGATATTGACAAAAGTTACAATAACTGATATAATAGTAATTGATAGGAGGTATTGTAATGTACGAGATTAAAAAGGCTTGCGTATACACGCGAGTATCTTCCGACGAACAGGTGAAAGGATGTTCTTTGGAAGAACAGGAGCGTATGTGCAAGGCGGCTATTGAATCGAAGGGATGGCCATATCTTAAAACATATAGCGATCCCGGTATCTCTGGTCGCACGATGAACAGGCCGGGCTTACAGGCTATGATAGATGCCATAAAAAGCGGTGAAGTACAAGCTGTGTTTATCTGGAAACTGGACAGGCTGTCTCGCAAACAAAGGGACACTATGGCTATTATCGAGGACATCATCATGGCTAATGATGTGGAGATCATCAGTCTGCATGAAACTCTTGATACCACCTCTCCGTGGGGACGCGCCATGATTGGCATACTCTCGTCTTTCAATCAGATGGAGAGCGAGAATATCCAGATGCGTACATCCATGGGACGTGAAGCGAACATCAAGAAAGGACAATACGCCGGTGGCAAACCGCCTCTTGGTTACAGGTCTGTCAATGGCGTACTGACGATTGTCCCGGAAGAAGCTGAAATCGTGCGTATGATATTTGATATGCGCGACAATGAGAAGATGACGTTGGTAGGTATTGCAAATAAGTTGAACGAACTTGGCTATCGGACACGCAAGGGGCTTGAATTTAAGCATAGTGCGATTCAGAATATCATCAACAACAGAGAAACATACCTCGGGCATTATCGGTATGGTGTGGGTAATTTCATAAAGAATCAGCACGAACCGATTTTGAAAGACTGAATTACTGTTGAGGATGAAAGGAAGTGATGGCATGAATACGAATTAAGGAGGGTTAGAGATGCGGGTCAAAGACAATCCGTGCTGTGTTGATTTCAAAGGCACGGCACATGAAGGCAACGCATATGTATATGTTTGGGATGATGCCGTTGGGACACCGATTTATGTTGGTAGCGGTACTGGCAATAGAGGTATGTCTATAAGTGGACATAGAAGCAATGCGATTTCTTGTCAACTGGATAGAGTACACAGCATTACCTTTGTCGCGCGTAACATTGATAGGCAATATGCTTATGATATTGAATATCATACGATTAAGTATTTTGTGAGAAACAAAATACCGTTACTGCAAAGTGTGTATGTAAATGGCGACAGGTACGGACTGGTATTGAATGATACTGAGTCAATGAGGCTGCTTCAAGGTTCGTGGCTATCAGTTCTTCATGACTATTACCTGTATATACAGGCAACCCAAGGTTGTGAGGCATTATCTGTTGACATACAATACTTGCACGAAAAGTACAAGCGGGAGCAAAACCTTAAATGGTGGAACGACTGCGTGGTAAAGCCATATTCTGAACTGTACAAAGCATGGGAACGTGGCGAAATAACTGCTGAGGAAGGATGCCGGAGACTTGGAATATCAATAAGTACTTGGAATAGCCGCAAGAAGAAATCTTGGTGGCACGTTACATAATGTGCCGCCCTTGGCATAGGCCGTTCGACGTGGTACAAGAGAGTTAAGACGATATAAGGAGGAATAGACGATGAAGAAACTTCTGGCAATGGTGATGGCGTTGGTGATCTTGGGAGCAGTTTGTTACGCAGAGAAGAACCCGACGATAGTCGGCGCAAAGAAGATGATCGTTACAGTGACAGATGCGTATATCATAGATGACTATACGGACAAAGAGAGCAAGGCGCTTTGCATTGAGTTTAGGGTCAGCAACAACGCAGATCACGAACGGGTATTCCAGTGCGAAAAAGCACTGATAAATGAAACAAGCGAAGTAAGTGCTTGGGCGTGGGTATCTGTGGGTGCGCATGCCGTCAAGAATGAATCCATAATAGTTTCGCTGAAAGAGGCGAGGATGAGCGACGTTAGTTCATTGACGAGTATTGTGTTTACGATGTCTGTATATGACACGAGCGGCGACAACGCTTTCAGAAATGAATATATCAAGGGAGGCCCAAAAGCAGATTGGATAAAAGAGAAGGTTGCCGCACACAACCAGCAGGATTTAGGCCACTGGCAAAACCATTGACATTAAGGCATAGCTAAACTTGCCTGTACAATAAATTCAGGAGGTCACGACAATGCTGAACATCACCCGCGAAACGATAGAGCGCAACCGCGCAGAGCTTAACGCCCGGTACGAGGCACTTGAGAAGATGGGAACCTGCATGGGCACGAAGGCTGCGGCCCTTGCGCTGTGGAACGAGGCGCGTCCTAATGACACCTGGAATCAGCTTCAAGTGGTACTGGTACTGCTTCAAAAAGGCGGCTACATCGATGGTGTGAAGGTGGTGGGCGGCATGGTCATGGAGCCTGTCAGGCCGAGGATCACTGAGAAGGGATATGCTGATTGGGATGAGCACAGCAGGCCGGAATATACTGACGAGACGTATAAGATGATACAGGAACACAACAGCAGGTCGAAGAAATAAACTGAATAAACTTAATAAAACTGAATACTGACGACTAACTTATGCGAGACGGATTAACTTATGTGATTCGTCTCGCTATTTTTTGTTTTGGAGGGTTTGGATATGGGAAAGAAATGGGAGCACTTTAAGACTGTTTGCAAGCATAAAGCAGTTGTTTATCGGGAGTGCAAGGCGTGTGGCATATGGTGGCAGGGCGTAACGCACGATCTTTCAAAGTTCAGTCCTATGGAATTTGTGCCGTCTGCCAACTACTTTCAGGGCGATAAAAGTCCTATTGAAGCTGAAAAGGCCAAGAATGGATATAGCACGGCGTGGCTACATCACAAAGGGCATAACCGTCACCATTGGGAATACTGGACTGACTTTGGTAGCAACGGAGACATCATAACATGCAAGATACCATACAAGTTTGTCGTTGAGATGGTTTGTGACTGGGTTGGCGCTGGCATGGTGTATGGTGGCGATAAGTGGACGCAAGACGAACCTATGAACTACTACCAGAAGGTCCGCGCCGGCAGGCATTTTCACAAGGAAACGGAAGGCTTGATACTCAAGTTTCTGTTGTGCATACAACAGAATGGCCTTGACGAGTTTCACAAGATGGCACGATGCGATGGCCCGTATTCGTATTTGAGAAGCGATTATAACGGTGAATATGCGCCGTAAGGAGGGTTTGGAATATGGATAACAAAGCACTGGCTTTGAGAATTTCGCAAAGGATAAAAAAGGACTATTTTGACTATCAGCCCTACGAGGATTTCTACGGGATAAGTAAGCTGATGCTGGGCGAGGACAAGGACCTTGCCATTGCCAATCTGAAATGGCTGTCTGAGACGATCAGTGAGAGGATGCCGGTGGTGGTGGGGAAGAACCTGGAGATTGGTAGACGGTTAATGGCGCTCCACAAAAAGGTACTTCACGCTTTATCCGTATACGACTTCGATAGTTTTTTGACGTATCTTGAATGGCAAAGAGAACCCGAGAAGCGCTTCTATATGCCGCGCCGTAGGACGTTGTTACCCATCGTGCGGGCGTTTCAAGAGGTTGCGGATGGCAAACTTGACCTGCTTACTGTAAGTCAACCTAAACGAACAGGTAAAACGACGCTTGGACTGATGTTTGTGTTGTTCCGCGCAGGCAAACATCCGAACGGCTCATCTATCTGTTCTGGTGCTGGCAATGACTTGGTGAAGTCCTTCTACAACGGATGCCTGGATATATTGAGTAAGCCCGAAGAATACTTGTTTTATGATGTATTCCCTACTGCAAAACTGGTGGCGACAAACGCTGACGAAAAGACGATACACCTTGAAAAGAAGAAAAGATTTGCAACGATTACATGCCGAAGCATCGACGGTGCATTAACGGGTTCCACTGAGGCTACGCCGGAAGGTGTGATGTACATAGACGATATGGTGTCTGACGAGATTCTTGCGAACTCGGTTTCGCGCTTAGACACACTGTGGGACAAAGTGCGTGGTGACTTGCTTGGCAGAAGATTGGAAGGATGCCCGATTGTAGCACAAGGCACCCGGTATTCTTTACGAGATCCGATAGGCAGACTGCAAGAGATAGCACCAACGATGGGATGGCGCACACGAGTGCTTGAAATTCCTGCGCTTGATCCTGTGACAGATGAGAGCAACTTTGCCATTGTGCTTCACGGAAAACCGGCATTTACTACTGAATATTATCGACATGAGCGAGAGCTTGTTACTGATGTTCAGTGGGCCAGTCAGTTTCAGCAGGAACCTTATGAGGCACGGGGTTTGACGTTCCCTAAAGATGAATTGAATTATTATTTTGAACTTCCTGCTGATCGGGAGCCTGATGCCATTGTTTCCGTTACTGATACCGCCGAATCAGGTTCAGACAGCACGGCGCTTATAGTCTTAAAGATATATGGCGATGATGTGTTTGTGGACGATGTTGTTTTTGATAATTCACCATCAGACGTTACTAAGCCGCAATGTGCGCAAAAAATCGTTGAACACAAAGTAAGCGTTGCGATATTTGAATCAAACTCGGCGGGCACCTACTTTGCGAGAGACGTTGAAGAAATGGTAAAGCAGATGGGCGGCAAGTGTTCGGTGCGCCTTAGACGTTCTGTGAGCAACAAGCAGACGCGCATTGAAATCGCATCCGATGGTATCAAGAAGCACTTTTTCTTCAAAGATCAATCGAAGTACAAACATGGCAGTCAGTATTGGGCGTTTATGCGTGAATTAACAAGTTATGTCCGCACCGGGCGCGTTCCCCATGATGATGCCGCCGACTGCTGCTCATTAGCAGAAAATGAAATAAGAACATTGACAAGGGCGACGGTACAGATTATTAACCGTCCTTGGTGAGGGGGATATTATGAATAAATATAATTATAGCAAATGGATAGGGAATAAGTATAATATGTTGACAGTGATTGAAGCTATACATGATGATGCTCAACACGCATGGAGATGGCGCGTTCGGTGCGATTGCGGCAACGAAAAAATATATCAACCCAATAAAGTTGTGCGTGGGTTGATTGTGTCTTGTGGCTGTTATAGAAAGACAAGATTGGGGCCAAACCCTCCAACGCACAGAGAAAGTCATACGCGGTTGCACAATATATGGTGTGGCATGAACAGCAGGTGCGATCCTTCCCATGTTGACGCAGAGCGTTATGGTAAGCGTGGTATTCGTGTCTGTGAAGAATGGCATGATTATACTAAGTTTGCAGAATGGGCGCGTTCCCATGGATATGAAGATGGTTTAAGTATTGAGCGCATAGACGTAAATGGTAATTATGAGCCGTCAAATTGCAAGTGGATTCCGATGTCTAAACAGGCGCGCAACCGAAGGACTACAAAATGGGTAGAATACCAAGGCGAAACAATGTCGCTTGCCGAAGCTGCTGAACGAGCTGGACTAAAATACAAAGAAGTGCATTATAGAATACACAAGCTTGGTTGGACATTAGAGGATGCGCTTTCGATACCAATAAGAGAAGGTTTGAGTGATTTACATAAAGAATGTATTGAACGTGGTGCTGACTATCACACTGTATATAATCGCATTGTAATGTATGGCTGGGATAAAGAGAGAGCGTTCACGGAACCAAAGCATCCAAGAAGGACACAGACAGAAATGGCCGCTCGCGCTACATAATAACCAAAGTCAAGCAAAATAACTTGACTGTCAAGCAAAAAGACTTGACAAGACCATAAGAATTTGTTATAATGTAAGCGACAAAATAGAATACCCAGATGTATTAACTAATGTGAGACGGATTAACAGATAGTTTGTCTCACATTTTAATTTTTGGAGAAAGGAGCCGACCTGAGTGCCGAACAACATCGAATCGTATTGGGACAACATTCCCGATGGCGTCCATCCTGTTCTTCCTGGCAGCCAGCTTTTCGGGCGCGTAGAGGTTTTGACCGGCGTAGACGAGATCACGCGGGACAACCTCTGGATGGTGCTTTCGGAGTGCCTTGCGGTTCACTGGTTCAACTCGGCGCAGATTGACTACCTTTACCGATACAATCGTGGCATGCAGCCTATCCTCAACCGCAAGAAGCAGACCCGGCCTGAGATCAACAACAAAGTCGTTGAGAATCACGCCTCCGAGGTCAGCCAGTTTGTGGCGGCGTACTTCATGGGTGAGCCTGTGGTGTACGTTCGTCGCGGCGACGATGAAGGCCGTTCAAAGGACATCGAGCTTTTGAACGACTACATGCTGTACGAGGACAAGGCGACCCGTGACATGGAAATGGCTACATGGATGGCGATTTGCGGCGTGGGTTATCGGATGGTGCTGCCGGACAAGGATTCGTTTGATGATCCTGACTATGCGCCATTTGAAATCGACACGCCTGACCCGCGCTTTACGTTCGTAGCCTACTCTACAGCTTTCGGCCACAAGCGCATGATGGGCGTTCGCATGGTGTGGCGGCAGGGCAATGACGGGGAGTTCAGATGGCTGTATTGCGGCTATACGCGGACGCACTACTTTGAGATATGGGACGGCGCGGAGCTTGTGAAGTGGGAACCGCATACCCTGCGGGAGATACCCATTTTCGAGTATCGCCTAAACATGAACATGCTGGGTTCCTTTGAACCTGCCATTCCCATTCTCAATGCTATCAACACCATTCAGAGCAACCGCGTGGATGGTTTGGAGCAGTTCGTCCAGTCTTTCTTGAAGTTCATCAACTGCGACATCGAGGAAGATACAGTTGAACAGCTTCGGAAGATGGGCGCTATTGTCCTAAAGTCTGTGAACGGTCTGAACAGCGACGTTGACCTTGTTTCGCAGGAATTGAACCAGTCCCAGACGCAGACGTTGGTGGACTACCTGTATGACCAGGTGTTATACATCTGTGGACTTCCGACAACTACAAAGGGCGGCGCTTCTACATCCGATACTGGTCAGGCGGTGCTTTTGCGTGACGGCTGGCAGCAGGCGGAGGCACGGGCACAGATCACCGAAAAGCTGTATCGTAAGTCAGAGCGCGAGTTCCTGCGGCTGGTTCTGCGAATCATGGGCGAGACCCGTGACATCGACCTGAAACTGGCCGCTGTGGAGTGCAAGTTCACGCGCCGTCAGCACGATAACTTGCAGAGCAAGTGTCAGGCGCTTACTTCGCTGTTGCAGGCTGGTATACATCCTGAAATCGCCATTGCCACGTCCGGGCTTTTCAATGACCCGATGGACGTATACAACCAGAGCAAGCGGTATCTGGACAAGTGGGAGCCTGTGGTGATGCTGGCAGAGGAAATGATCGCAAGCGGCAATGTTCCTCCGGCAGGCGAAGCACCTGAAAACGAACAGGCGACCACCGAGGAAGAAACCGCTGATGAACCAGCTGAAACAGGGCGTGATAACCAGTGACAACGCCTGACATCTTCGGACATGCCGACAGATCATTGATGATACTGTTCAATTACATGTCCCATGAGTTTCAAAATTTTGCTATCCTGCCATTTGACCGGCTGAACATACTGGATGTCCGGGAGCGTGTAAACGCGATGTACAAGCGCATGGAGAATGTTATCGTGCGCGAGTACAACGACATTGCTGTTAAGGCTTATCGTGATGCTGCTATCGAAGCATCGTTGGATGATGATGACTTCCTGCCGTATGATTTTGTGTGGTCAGTACTGAAAGCCTATGATCCTGTAAGCGATTTTGTGTACACACGGGAGTATACGCGCAAGCGGGATAGGATGTTTGAGAGTGTCATTGCTACTGAGCTTGGCAATCAGGAGATGCGCCGCAACCTGAAACGCGGATTGGATGTACTTGCAAACCAAGTCAGACAATACGCGGACAATATAACAGTAAAGGCACGCATAAACGCTTTTAAGAGCGCGGGCATCAAGTATCTGCGATGGGTGACAGAGAAAGACGAGAAGGTTTGCAGGGAATGTGCGCCAAGGGATGGCGTGATCTATCCGATTGACGAGTTTCCGATACTTCCGGCACATTGGCGTTGCCGCTGTCATCCAGAAATAGCTACCGAAGAAGAATACATTGCCCAACAGGCCGCTTGATAAGGAGTGAACCTCTATGATTCGCAATATCGTTGAACGCATTGTAGGAAACAAGCGTTACATTGTTTCTGCTGGCCTGTCTACTGACGCCAAGCCCACTGATGATATTATCACTGGCAGCCGTTTTTTGGAAGTAAATACTGGCGTTGTATGTTCTTTTGATGAAGAAAGCCAGTCTTGGTATGCGCTTGGCAAAGCAAATTACATCTTTGAAAACTGGACTACTGACACTGGTGGCAATATCACAGATGCCGATAATCAAAACATAGATTTTCGTGTAGGGAACTAAGGCCGTACAATTATTTGTTGTAAACATAAGGGGTGAGGAAGATTGAGCGAAGCATTTAGCACTGTACAGGTGAATCTCATGCACGGTGTTGGTTCGAGCGGTACAGTATGGTCTCGACTTGCTGAGATCAAAGATTTTCCTGACCTCCAGGGCATTATGGAAGGTATCGACAAGACAACCACGTTTAATACTGAGTATACCTACCATGATGGCATAAAAACGAATGAACAGAAATCATTCACCTGCAACTACAATGAATCGGATTTCAATGCAATTCATTCTCTTGAAGGTGTTGAAATACCGATTGCGATATGGTTTGGCATTACTACTGATGGGTATAACACCCCTGACGGCAGTCTTGGAAAGTTTGTTGGCCGTGGATATGTCAACGTCTACATAAACGGTGAAGGCGTTAATGAAGTCGTTGATATGACGGTAACCGTGACGCTTTCATATGGTTTCATTGAAGCATGGGACCCGATACTTGTGCCTTGGACGACAAATGACGGAGACACTGTAACTGACAACGCTGGAAACATTATGTATTTTGACATAAGTCACGGCGGTAATAGTAGATAACTGCCGCTATCCTGTTTAGGTGAAATCCGATGGCTATTAGCCATTTGAGATAGCTTGCGGAGATGCAAGCATAAAAAAGCGCAAAGCATTAGAGAAAATGCTTAATAAAAACGCACGTTGCACAAGGAGGAAAAAGGAATGAGTTTCGACTGGACTAATGTTGACGGCTACCGCGAGGATATGACCGCCGACGAAAAGCTGGCTCTGCTGGAGAACTACAATCCTGGCCAGCCCGCACCCGCACCTGACCCGGCTCCCATTGCTGAACCCGAACCCGCGCCTACTCCCGCGCCTAAGCCTGACAAGGCTACCGAGCTGATGAACGAAGTGAAGTGGAAACGCGAACGCGACAAGCTGACTTCCGAGAACGCCAACCTGAAACGGCAGCTTCGCTCCCGGATGAGCGAGGAAGAGGCCCGCGAAGCGGACCGCAAGGCCGAAATGGAAGCCCGCGATGCAGAGCTTGAAGCACTGCGCAGAGACAAGACTCTGAGCAACTACCGGGCAAGTTTCATCGGACGTGGCTTTGATGAGAGCATGGCCCAGAAAGCAGCCGAAGCGCTGGCTGACGGCGACGCTGAAACCCTGTTCGACATCATGGCCAGGCGCGACCTGAGTTGGGAAAAGACCATGCGGGCAAAGATTCTGGCCGAAACGCCCAAGCCTCCCGCCAGTGATCCCAATAGCGAGGAGTACAAGAAGCAGGATCAGGCGAACCTTCGCCGCCTGTTCGGACTGCCTCCCACCAAATGACAAAAACATAGGAGGAAAGAGATATGCCTTTTGCTAATACGATTGCTCTTGCTCAGCGGTATCTGCCGCTGCTGGATGAAGTCTACAAGTACAGTTCCCGTTCCGCCATTCTGGACAACCCCAACGTCCAGTTCATCGGCGGCAATGCCGTGAAGGTGTTCAAGACTGCAATGGATGGCCTGGGCGACTACAGCCGCAACAATGGCTATGTCAACGGCAACGTCAACGGTTCCTGGGAGACCATGACCCTGGAACAGGACAGGGGCCGCAGTTTCCAGATCGACCGCATGGATAGAATCGCTGCCTGATAGCAGCTCGTTGTCCCCTTGCGGAGTAATCCGTGAGTGAAAATCGGGCAAGAAAACTGGAAGGCTAAGTTCGATGAAATGCACTTGCTATATTTGCGGCAAAGAGTTTGATCGTAAACCCGCACTAATTAAACGCGCTGAACATCCTGTATGTTCGAGAGAATGTCAGACTATTCTGAAACACAAAGGTTTTGTTGAAACCAAGTGTTGCGTGTGCGGAAAGCCGCTGCTGCGGAGACAGTCAAGGTTGGATATAAGGCCAAACCCGACGTGCTCTAAGGCTTGCGCAAACGAGGTCAAGCGAATGGTGAATGTTGACCCTAACATTACCGACGAAGAACGCCAGCAAACACGCAAGGTTCCTGAACGCAGAGGCTTTTTGAAGGCAGTTATGAGCCGAGATGATTACAAATGTGTGATCTGCGGTGTACATGAAAACCGAATGATTGTACATCACCTGAACGGCTATAACTGGGACAAGGAAAACCGATGCAACCCAGACAATGGTGTAACACTCTGCAATAGTTGTCATGAAGATTTTCATAAGCACTATGGTAAAGGGTGGAATACCAAAGAACAATTCATCGAATATGCTAATCAGAGTGGAAGGCCGGGGATAATACCCCTGTCACACGCAACGCATAGGAGCTGAACCTGCTGAAAGCAGAATACAATGCTCCCACGAGTGCCCGACACCCTACCCACCAGAGGGTGAAAAGATATGCTGAACCGGGGATGAAATGACATCCCATCATGCGAGGAAACTCCCGGAAGTAGAGGATAAAAAGCCTCTGCGATAACATCCTGAATGAGGAGACTCTCGACCTCGCCTTCGGCACTCTGGCTGGTGAGTTCATCCGTACCAAAGTTGTTGGTGAAGTCGATGCCTACACTTTTGCCAAAATCTGCGGTGCTACCGGCATTCAGAAGGCCACTGCCGCTGACATCACCCCCGGCACTACTGATGTTCCCGGCCTGATCGACACCGCTACCAAGGCAATGAACGAGGCCGAGGTTCCCGAGGAAGGCCGTCTGCTGTTCATCTCTGAGACTGCCTACGAGGGCTTGAAAAACAAGATCGCCCGTTTCACCGAGAACGGCGAACGTAACATCTACAACGGTATCGAAGTGTATAACGAGATGCGCGTCATCCGTGTGCCTCAGACCCGCTTCTATACTTCCATCACGCAGTATGACGGCGTGACTTCCGGTCAGGAAGCCGGTGGCTACGTCGGCACTTCCGGCGCTTATCCTATCAACTTCCTGATGGTTCATCCCAGCGCCGTCCTGAAAGTGATGAAGCACGTCCTGCCGCGTATCTTCACTCCCGACATCAACCAGGCTGCTGATGCTTGGAAGTTCGACTACCGCGCTTACTGGGACACCTTCGTCTACGATAACAAGGCCCAGGGTATCTACCTGCACAACGCGGCTACCGCGCTGACCTAATCGGAGGATAGTGCGATGGCTGTGATGCAGACACCGCATGGTCGGGTGATTGGGCTGGTCCCCGTAAAGGATCAGCCCAAGCCTGAACCCATTGCGGATAAGGAACCTGTGACCGAGGAAAAGGTCGAGCCGGTTGCCAGACGGCCTGGCAGACCGCCCAAGAAGTAACGTGCTAAAGGAGGGTAGGATGATATGAGCATGACCATTGAGGAAAAGCTGATGATGGTCAAGGCGATTCTCCGCATTGACGATACATCGGAGGACGCGCTTATCACGACCTACCTGACCTTTGCAAAGCGTGAAATTCTGGGCTGGCGATACTCCAATGCAAACCCTGATAACGTGCCGGAGGAAGTGCCTGCTGAATATGAGATGACGCAAGTAATGTCTGTCATCGCCGGGTATACGCAGAGCGGCGTAGAAAGCCAGGTTCTGAGCATAGAGAACGGCGTTCACAGGCATTTCAAGTACGCGGACATGGTGGAATATATCCGTAACAACGTCATCCCTATCGCCGGGGTGCTGCGTACTAAAAACCCTGCCGATGATTCCGGCTATAATACGGGTGGTGATACTGGTGCGGACAGCGAACCGTAACAAGCAACCGTTTTGGTATGCGCTGTATGATGTTACAGTCGAGGACTATGACGACTACGGCAACCAGATAGGCACTCACCCGGACTACAGCAACCCTGTCAAGGCATATGCCAACATCTCTCCCGCCCGTGGTGATGTCGCTGCCCGCCAGTTCGGTGACGACGACCTGTATGACAAGGAAGTCCTCATCGAAGAGCGCGACACGCCCATCAATGAGTACGCGGTACTGTGGATAGACCATGTGCCACAACTGGACGAGAACGGCGCGTTGGCAGTGGATAATAACGGACAGTTCATCACGCCATGGGACTACATCGTCAAGAAAGTCGGGCGCGGACTGCCTAAGTTTGGCAATACACTGTTGGCTGTAAGCAAGGTGAGTGTGTCATGAGCAAGACCATCAAACTTGGATTTGACAGTGCCAGTGTTGCCAAGGCTCTACGAGAGCTTCAAGAGTATCAGGATTGGCTTCGGGATAAAGCCAACGATCTGATAGCGGAGTTGATAGGGCGCGGTCTTGATGATGTATCAGTGTCGTTTATGACGGCCGAATACAAAGGCCCACGCGACGATATCACATACGATATTGAAGATCGTGGAGACGGCGTTTATGCAATTATCGTCAATGGCGTTACGGCGGTAATCATTGAGTTCGGTGCTGGTGTTACCCGTGGCTATGGCCATCCACAAGCCGACGAGTTTGGTTTTGGCCCGGGCACATTTCCTGGTCAGACCCACGCTATGGACCCAAATGGATGGTATCTTCCGAAGTCCAAAGGCGGTGGACATACGGACGGCAATCCGCCCAGCAAGACCATGTATAACGAAGCGAAAAAACTTCGAGAACAACTTGCTGAGATCGCAATGGAGGTGTTCAAAAAGTGATCTCCCCGGAGAACTCTTTATTTACTGCCATTGCGACGGCTGTTCGCTCTGCCTATACTGGCGCGTTCGTGACAGGTGAATATGTCAGTCAACCGCCGAAGTTCCCGGCTGTTCACATCGAGGAGCTTGACAATTTTCCTGTTCGCTCCACCCAGACCAACGCCAATCTTGAAAAGACTGTACAGGTTGTCTATGAAGTCAATGTGTACAGCAACAAGACGAAGGGCAAAAAGGCCGAGTGTAAGGACATCATTGCCCTTGTCGATAGTGAGTTTATGAAATTGGGTTTTACGCGAATCATGCTGAACCCGATCCAGAACATGAATGATGCAACCATCTACCGCATGTACGGGCGATACCGTGGCGAGGTCGCCGTGGATGCGGATGAGAACTACCTTGTATACAGGAGGTAATGAGACATGTCCCAAGCAATCTCTACGTTCCAGGCTAATCTCATGCAGGGCACTGGTTCGGGCACCGTCACCTGGACGCAGCTCGTTGAGATCAAGGACTTTCCCGATCTTTGGGGCGCTCCCGAAGCTCTGGATAAGACCACGACTTCTGATCCGATGTACACCTACATCGAGGGTATCAAGGCCAACGAGCAGAAGTCCTTCACCTGCAACTACAATGCTGCCGACTTTGCCAAGATCAAGGCACTGGAGGGCCAGGAAACTCCCATCGCAATTTGGTTTGGTGCAACCAAGAGCGGCACTACCTATACCCCGGATGGCAGCCTTGGCAAGTTCCAGGGCAAGGCGTTCTTAAACGTCTTTGTCAACGGCGGTGCTGTCAATGAAGTGGTCAATATGACCGTAACTGCGACCATGACTGAAGGCTTTGAGCCTGTCAGCGATTGATAACGCTGGAATTGTAGGCAGGAGGTTAATTTCCAGGTTAAACTCCTGCCTGCTTTCAAATAAGATGAAAAACGAAAGGAAATATCAAATATGAGCAAGCAGATTAACTTTGAATACAAGGGCAAGCCGTATTGCCTTGAATATACACGCGCTTCTGTCAAGTACATGGAGCAGAATATGGGCTTTAACCCCAACGACATTCAGGACAAGTTGATGACTCGCCTGCCGCAGCTGTTCCGTGGTGCTTTCGTCGCCCATCATCCCGACATCAAGAACAAGGTCGTTGAGGCTATCTATGACACCATGGATGACAAGACCGGCCTCTTTAAGTGCCTGTTCGAGATGTACAACGATCCCTACAATGAGATGCTGGAGTCTCCCAAGGGTGACAAGGGAAACGTAGTGACCTGGACGACGAACTGGAATATGGAGGACGAGGATTAACCCAGGATCAGCCGTCCGAAACCGGACAAGTAAAAGAATATAAGAGCTATACGGAAGTCTTTGACGCTGCTTTCCCTGAGTATCTTGCGATGGGCATGACGTATGACCTTTACTGGCATGGAGATGCTTCGCTGGTCAAAGCCTTCCGTAAAGCGAAACAAATCAGGCGAGATGAAAAAAATTTTGAGCTATGGCTTCAAGGAAAATACATTTATGATGCCATTGGAGCGCTTGCACCCATTCTGAGGACTTCTTTAAGCAAAACTCCGGCGAAGGCTGAAAAATACGTTAATAAGCCATATCCGCTTGACGGGGATGCAGCGAAGAAGGCCATAGAGAACGCACAAAAAGCGCGTATGATGGGCGCTTTGGAGAGATTCAAACGCGAAGCCGAAACAAAGCGGCTCAAACGACTACAGCAGGAAAAGGAGGCGAGAGAGCAAAATGCCGAATGATGTTACTATTGATCGGCTTGCAATCGAAGTGTCGGCAAACGCTGAACCTGCTGCAAAAAGCATAGGCGACCTCGCCTCTGCCGTAAAGAAATTCAACGCCGCAATCGCCAAGAGTAAGGGTTTTGGCGACCTTGTTACTCTTGCTAACGTCTCAAAGACTGCTTCGGATAACATGCAGGATGCTCCGAGCAAACTGCGTGACCTTGCAAGCGCATTGAGCGATATAGCCAACAGCACAAAGGGCTTGAAAATACCCTCTGAGCTTGTGAATGGTCTCAACGATATTGGTACGGCGGTAAAGTCCATCAGCACAAACGTCGGACAGCGTTTGAAGTCTCTCGCCGCCGGCATGTCTGCATTGCGCGATGCTGGTGAAGTCAAGATTTCCAGCACTATCGGAAAGGGTATCAGTGAGATCAATGACGCGCTTGCTGGTCTGAACGTTCACAATTTGTCGCGCATAGGCGGGTTTGTTGATGCTGTTCGCCAGCTTGAGGGCGTCAATGGCATTACCATCTCCGGCACGATTGCCAGAGAGATCGTCAACATTGCGGATGCAGCAGAGTTGATTGGCGATGTTGATTTTACACCTCTGCGTGACCTGAGCAACGCCATTTCTCATCTGGCCGTTGCGAACGATATAAGGATCAGCAGCAGGCTGGCTGAAAATATCGTCAACCTCAGTATTGCCGCGCAGGAAGTGCATGGCACGGACTGGACAGAGTTTGAGCGCATGGCCGAGGGCTTGCGCCATCTGGAAGGGCTTGGACAGATACGCATACCGAGACTGCCAAGAGCGCGTGCGGCCGGTCAGGGAGAGGCTAATGACAACGGCATTGACGCGGGAGACGCAAGTATAACAGAGAACTTAGATGGTGTTGGAAATGCTGCTGAGAGTGCTACTAACAGCACTCAAGGCTTGAATAGCGCCCTTGCGAATATGGTTCAGTTCCTACAAAATGCGCGTGAAGCTGCGGGCAATTTTATAGGGCAGTTTGCTGGCGGTTTTGCCAATGGCGCGGGTATCAGCGGCATTATCAGACAGGTTCAACAGATATTCTCTTCTCCCGGCAACGCCATTGGATTTGGCCTTGGCATGGCTGTCAGGTTTGCCGTTACACAGATCGGCAAACTTGCTTCTGCACTGAAAAACGTTGGTATCAAGGCGTTTACGGCAGGCGTGAACACACTCAAAACTGCATTAAGTGCTATGGGTTCTGCTGCGCTGGCCGCTGGCAAGGGCCTTGTTGCTCTTGGCAAAATGGGAGCGCGTGGGCTTGCCAGTGTCGCAAAGATCGAGTTTAAGGGCATTATGGCGCTTCCTTCGGTGTTTGCCAACAACCTGAAAGAGAAGATAGCTGGCGTCGCAAAGAGCATCAGCGGCTTTGTGCGTTCGCTTGGGCGCATTGCTTTTTACCGGGCGATTCGCGCTGCCATCAAGGAAGTCACTCAGGCGTTGAGTGAAGGTATCGGCAATCTGTACCAGTGGAGTTTACTGATAGATCACACCTTTGCAAAGAGCATGGACAAGATTGCAACCTCCATGCAGTATCTCAAAAACAGCTTGGGTGCAATGGTGGCTCCCATCATCAACACGCTTGCGCCAGCCATTGATTTTGTGGTGGATAAGTTTGTTGACGGTATCAACCTCGTAAACCAGTTCCTTGCGGCGATCACTGGAAGCGATACCTATACCGCTGCGAAAAAGGTTGCCACGGAATGGGCTGAGAATGAGACCGAAAAGGCCAATAAGAACCTGAAGGAACTGAAAAAGACAATTCTGGGCTTTGATGAGTTGAATATTCTCAACAAGAATACTCAGTCTGACAGTGATTCGAGCAGCAAAAAGACGCCTGACTATGCCTCTATGTTTGAGACACGGCCTGTTGAAAACAACATATCCGAATTTGCAAGGAAGGTCCGCGAAGCGTTCCAGAGCGGCGAATGGGCAAACCTTGGCGGGATGTTTGCCGATAAGCTGAATGGCTGGATCGACGGCATAGACTGGCCTGAGCTTGGAAAGAAACTCGGTGACGGCCTGAACAGCCTTGTCTCTGTGTACAACGGATTCATGGACGGAGTTGATTGGGTTGGCCTTGGCAATAGTTTTGCTGATGGTCTTAATAGTCTTATTGAGACTGTAAACTGGTATGAGCTGGGACGATCACTGACGCAGCACATTGACGCTTTGTTTGGCGTGATGGCCGGGTTTGTTGAGAAGTTTGACTGGGTAAAGGCTGGTAAAGCCCTTGCGGATGCTGTCTATGGCATGTTTGACGGCATTGACTGGAATCAGGTCGGGACGGCGATAGGCAAGGCATTAACCGGCGTTGGAGAAACGATACTTAGTTTCGCGGAAAATTTCCCGTGGATCGAAGTCGGAGCCAAACTTGCAAACGGAGCGAACCGCCTGTTTGAAAACATTGATTGGGTGACTATTGCTGACGGCCTGCTTGCCGCTTTCAATGGTGCGCTCGATTCGCTGTTGACGTTCATAAGCGAATTTAAGTGGACGAAGCACGGCGAGGAGTTTGCGAAGGGCGTTTTGAAGATCGTCAAGAATTTCCCGACCGAGAAGATGATCGATTCCATCACAGGTGCGCTTAAAGGCGTCATGGATTTTATTCTACCCACTATCACAAACCCTGAGTTTTGGGATGGAATCGGAAGTCAGTTCAAGGCTGCGGTGAGCAAACTGTTCTTGCAGAGCGATCAGTTCTGGGCCACTCTTGGCAAAACTATACTGTCACTGTTCAAGGGTGCTTTGCGGTCCATTACGAAGTTTGCCAGTGAATTTGAGTGGGGCGAAGCAGGTACAAAGTTCGGAAATGCTATTTTCAAAATCGTTGACAATTTCCCGCTCAATGATTTGGGTACTGCGCTTCAAACGCTGATGGAGGGCGCGTTTGATTTTGTGAATAATATGCTTGGGAATGAAAATTCTCGGATGTTTACAACGTTTGGAAATAAACTTGCCGCGTTCTTCAATAACGTTTTTAGCAATAAGACGCTGTTTACCAAAGCTGGCGAAGCTGCCAATAAACTGCTGCTTGGTGTTTTGTCAATAGGTGATTCATTTGTCCGTGGCTTTAATGCCAAAGAAGCTGGTGACAGCATTGCAAGGGCTTTGGATAAAATATCGTGGAACACGATTGCCAGCACTACATGGAGCCTTATAAAGGAAGCCTTCAAGAAAACGGGCGACTTTGTTGACGCCCTGCTGACCAGCGACAATGATCCTGATGCACATTGGGACCCGTGGGTGAAGCGATACGTTTCAAATTCTGGTATCGGCACAAAGATCGGGCGAAGGATCAGCGAAGCTATTGCCAATATCAACTGGAAGCAGTTTGGTACGGATATAGGTAATGGCGCGAATAAACTATTTACTGCGATTGCTGATTTTTTCAAAACAATCAGGGATGACGGAAGATTGACTCGCGCTATAGAAGATTTCTTTAGCGGGTTACCGGCAGATTTGCCAGATAAAATCGCTAATGCCGCTGCGGAAACATTTAAGGCTATCGGGCATGCCATCGGAAAACTGATTTGGGAAGGCGTAAAGATGATGTTTACGCCCGATAGTGTTAAACGCGAGATGATGGGAATTACGGGTGATAGCGCCGGAAGCTGGGCTGGTGCTGGTGTAACAGGGACTTTGCCTGGGGATGAAAATCCACTTACCTTTGGTAGTTTGTTTTCGGATATTGGCTCTTTGTTTAGTGCTAACGCAGAGGGTAGTAGCTCTGGTGGTATAGACACGAGTTTCATTACTAACATGTTTATCCAGCCTGGAGGTATCTATGATTCCTTTAACCAAGGCTGGTCGTCCATCAATGCCATGACAAAAACGTGGATGGAAACCATACAGGGTACGATCTCTCAATCCATTCAGGGAATGGTTACGCTGGTTCTGCAACCTTTGAACAACCTGACTGAAATCGGTATTCCTGGGATTCTGCTCAGAATCAACGCTGCTGTCACGACGGGGCTTAATGCCATTCAGCAAGCAGTTTCAGGCGAAGGCGGTATGCAGGGGCTTGTTACGCTGGTTCTGCAACCTTTGAACAACCT